AATATAATAAGGTCATATCTTTTATGTAGTTTCGCACCACCACGAATCCCTGATATATTCGATTTACTAATAAGTTTACAACCATTCGTAAGCTCAACATCTGTCTCTGTCCATTTTTTACCTTTTAATTCCCCAAAATAATAACGTATTCTCTCATTAAATTCTATGTGATACTTAATATAATCCATATTACCAGTTGCTAATTTAGCAGTAGCTGATACCCAACCATAAAATAAGGGCTCTTTTGTAAAACAAAAGCTCCTTAAAATATCACACTTAGTTAGTACTGTCTTTCCATGACCACGAGGCAATATAATAGCAACCTGCTTATTATCTTCATTAGTAATTGTATCTGCTACTTCATAATGAAATGCAGGTGTCTCAGAACGAAGATAGTCATCTGGTAAGAATAACTTTCCAAATGCAATCATATCCTTCTTAGCCATAGCTAAAGCTTCATTCTGCTTAGAGACATTATGTAGATTTATATTAGCCATTATTTTTTAGAACTAAGA